ACAGAATACGTAAGAGTAGGCTTTGAGGTACTTAATACATTACCTGAATGGTATCAGTATCTTTTATTTATAGCTATATCAGCATCTTTTGGTATTAAGGGTGCAGGAGCAGCAATGAAAATGTTAGGAAAGAAATAATGGCAGACAGAAAAGCAGAAGCAGCAGGAGCCGCTTTGATGGGTGTAGCAGGTGCTGCTAGTATATATTCAATGGGTCCTACAAATACTAAAACAAATAGAATACAAGACAGAAGAAACAAACAAAGTAAAAAACTGAATCAAAGTAAGGTAAAAGTAGATAAAGCTAAATTATCTTTTGCTAAAGAGGACTTAAAAAGATTACAAAGTATTAAAAATTCTGATTTAGACAAGTCAAATGTTAAAGTTAAAAATGAGTTAATTAAAAAACAAAAAGATATTATTAAAAAGGGAACAAGTAATACCTTAAAGGATATAGCTAAGAAGATTGGTTTAAAAGCTATTCCGGGAGCAGGTGCTTTTATAACTGCTTTTTCATCTAGCCCAGCAGGTAAGGGTTCTGATTTTAAACCAGTAGAAAAGAAAATAGCATTTGATGGCAAGTTAAGGAAAACTAAATGAATTTAATTACACTACAGGATGAGATAGCTAATGACGAAGGTGTTAAGTATGAAACCTATAGATGTTCACTAGGACATTTAACAGGGGGAATAGGACACTTAGTAACTGAATGGGATGAAGAAGTATACTCAGGACCTGTAGGAACAAAGATACCACATGACCAAGTGGATACATGGTTTGCGAAAGACATAGAAACAACTATAAAAGATTGTAACCTACTCTTCTCGCAATTTAATAACCTACCTGAAGACGTACAGCATGTACTTGCTAATATGTGTTTTCAATTAGGTAGACCAAGACTGTCTAAGTTTAAAAATCTAATCGCAGCAGTAGAAGATTTAGATTGGGCTAAGATGGCAGATGAAATGGAAGACAGTAATTGGTATAGGCAAACAACTAATCGTGCAGATAGATTAATAGCACGTGTTGAAAAACAACTAGCTATGGAGTTATCTGTATGAGCAGAGAATTAACTGAAAGACAACAGAAGTTTTTACATGTGTTATTTGATGAAGCAAGTGGAGATGTTATTCAAGCTAAAAAACTTGCAGGATACTCTGATGCAACATCTACTAATGACGTAGTTAAGTCTCTTAAAGATGAGATTATGGAAGCTACACAGATGTATATGAGTAGAAATGCACCTAAAGCAGCTATGGCTATGGTAGGTGGTTTATATGATCCTACAGAATTAGGTATAAGAGATAAAATGTCTGCTGCTAAAGAATTACTAGATAGAACAGGTTTAGTTAAAACAGAAAAGATGCAGGTAGAAACAACTGGTGGTGTTATGCTTATGCCAGCTAAACAATCTAACGAAGATGATGAATAGGTCAGCAGGTAAATGGAAACTTCCACAGCCTACAGACTTAAAAGAGGATAATCAGTGGACTCAAATACCTCGTATAGCTCGTACAATCCCATTTGGCTATGTACAGAGCCTAAACGATCCAGATGTATTAGACCCAGTAGTATTAGAGTTAGACAAGCTAGAGATGGCTAGAAACTACGTTAAACAGTATTCTTATAGAGAGGTAGCTAATTGGTTAAGCAAACAAACAGAACGATACATATCACATGTAGGCTTACGGAAACGGTTACAACATGAAAGACAACGTAAGAACACAGCTAGAAGCTTACGCAAGTGGGCAGACTATGCCGAAAAGGCGATCAACACGATCAAAAAAATTGAAGAAGGTAGAACAGGAGCAAAAACCTAGTGTAATAACTGTAGATAAAACAGAAATTATAGAAGTAGAAGAAAAACACAATGTAATATTTAAACCTAATGATGGACCTCAGACAGAGTTTCTTGCAGCAGGAGAAAGAGAAGTATTATATGGTGGTTCAGCAGGGGGTGGTAAATCATATGCCATGCTTGCAGACCCTTTGAGATACATGGGTCATCCATCGTTTAGTGGATTGTTATTGCGACACACTACAGAAGAATTAAGAGAACTTATATATAAATCACAAGAGATATACCCAAAGATATGGCCCGGAATTAAGTGGTCAGAACGAAAAATGCAATGGGTAGCACCTTCAGGTGCAAGATTATGGATGTCTTATCTAGATAGAGACGATGATGCATTGAAATATCAAGGTTTAGCATTTAGTTGGATAGGATTTGATGAGTTAACACAATGGGGAACACCCTTTGCTTGGAACTATATGCGATCACGTTTAAGAACAGCGGCACATGACTTACCTGTTTATATGAGAGCTACAACAAACCCCGGTGGAAGAGGGCATCATTGGGTTAAAAAAATGTTTATTGATCCTTCTCCATATGGAAAAAAGTTTGATGCCACAGATATTGAAACAAATGAAGTACTTAAATACCCAGCAGGACATGCAAAAGCTGGTAAAGCTTTATTTAAGAGGAGATTTATACCTGCACGATTATCAGACAATCCTTACCTTGCAAAGCAGGGAGATTATGAAGCCATGTTATTATCTCTCCCAGAGCAACAAAGAAGGCAGTTATTGGATGGTGATTGGGATATTAAAGAAGGTGCAGCTTTTACTGAGTTTGATAGGAGTATCCACGTTATTGAGCCTTTTAGGATACCTAGTAATTGGGTTAAGTTTAGAGCTTGCGACTATGGTTATGGTAGTAAGTCTGGGGTTCTTTGGTTTGCTGTATCACCTGCTGAACAACTTATTGTCTATAGAGAGCTTTACGTGGGAAAAGTCCTTGCCGCAGATTTGGCAGATATGATAATTGAATTAGAAGCTGAAGATGGTAATATGAAATACGGTATACTTGATAGCTCACTTTGGCATAAACGTGGCGATACTGGACCTTCTCTTGCTGAACAGATGACTATGCGAGGATGTCGTTTTAGACCATCAGATAGAAGTAAAGGTAGTCGTGTTTCAGGTAAGAATGAAATACATAGACGTTTACAAGTAGACGAATACACAAAAGAACCAAGGCTAGTTTTTTTTAATACGTGTACTAATGTAGCATCGCAATTACCTGCTTTGCCTATTGATAAAAAAAATCCGGAAGATATTGATACTCATTCGGAAGATCACTTGTACGATGCTTTAAGATATGGTATAATGTCACGACCACGTTTTAGCATATTTGACTATGACCCTATGGGTAGACCTAGCATGGGTATGCCTGTAGCAGATTCAACCTTTGGATATTAAATATTATGGCAAATGAAGAAATAATAATGGAAACAGATGCAATAGCATTAGAAGATATTGACGAGAATAAAGAATCTCCTAATAATACTAATGCTACTAATGCTCTTACTAAACATGTTATGAGTAAGTACAGCAAAGCTGAAGACTTTAGATATGAAGATGAACAACGGTGGGTAAGAGCTTATAGAAACTATAGAGGTTTATATGGTCCAGACGTTCAGTTTACTGAAGCAGAAAAATCAAGAGTGTTTATAAAAGTAACTAAGACTAAAACACTAGCAGCGTATGGTCAAATTGTTGATGTGTTGTTTGCAAATAATAAATTTCCATTAAGTGTTGACCCAACTATATTACCAGAAGGAGTAGCTAAAGATGTTAGTTTTGACCCTAAAGAACCTGAAGAAATTCGTGGAGAACCTGAACTGTCATCCCCTTATGGTTTCAAAGGAGATGGCAAGGATTTACCTAAAGGAGCAACTGCTAAAACTTTGGCTGATATGCTTGGTCCTTTGGAAGAAAAGTTGTCAGATATTAAAAACCTTAAAGATGGCACTGGTAAAACTCCTACAGCAGTTACGTTTAGTCCTGCAATGGTTGCGGCAAAAAATATGGAAAAGAAAATCCACGACCAACTAGAAGAGTCTAATGCTAATAAGCATCTGAGAAATACAGCATTTGAAATGTCTTTATTTGGTACAGGTGTTATGAAAGGACCTTTTGCTGTAGATAAAGAATATCCTAATTGGAATGATGAAGGTGATTATGATCCTGTATTTAAAACTGTTCCTCAAATAGCACATGTATCAGTGTGGGATTTTTATCCTGACCCAGATGCTACTAATATAGATGATTGTCAATACGTTATACAAAGACACAAAATGTCTCGTTCTGAATTAAGAGCATTAAAGAAAAGACCATACTTTAGATCATTAGTAATTAACTCTGTTATTGAAGAAGGTGAAAACTATACTAAAAAGTATTGGGAAGATGACCTTACTGATTACAATCAAGAAGCCCATATAGATAGATTTGAAGTTTTTGAATATTGGGGTATGATGGAAACAGAACTTTTAATAGATCAAGAAGTTGATATACCAAAAGAACTAAAAGACTATGATGAGTTACAAGTAAACGTGTGGTGTTGTAATAACAGAATTATACGTGCTGTACTAAATCCCTTTAAACCTGCTAAAATACCATATGTAGCATCTCCGTATGAACTTAACCCATATTCCTTCTTTGGAGTAGGAGTTGCTGAAAACATGGATGATACACAAACATTAATGAATGGCTTTATGAGAATGGCTGTTGATAATGCTGTATTATCTGGTAACTTGCTTATAGAAGTAGATGAAACTAACTTAGTTCCGGGTCAAGACTTATCTGTATATCCGGGTAAAATATTTAGAAGACAAGGTGGTGCTCCGGGTCAAGCTATATTTGGCACTAAATTTCCAAATGTGTCAGGAGAAAACTTACAATTATTTGATAAAGCAAGACAACTTGCTGATGAGAGTACAAGTATACCTTCCTTTTCACATGGTCAAACAGGTGTCACAGGTGTAGGTAGAACTGCATCAGGTATATCAATGTTAATGAACGCAGCTAGTGGTAGCGTTAAAACTGTCATTAAAAATGTAGATGACTATTTGCTTAAACCTTTAGGTGAAGGCTTATTTAGATTTAATATGCAATTTGATTTTGATCCTAAGATTAAAGGAGATTTAGAAGTAAAAGCAAGAGGTACTGAAAGCTTAATGGCTAACGAAGTACGTAGTCAAAGACTTATGTCCTTCTTACAAGTTGCATCTAGTCCTGTACTAGCACCGTTTGCTAAATTTCAATACATTATTACTGAAATTGCAAAGGCTTTAGATTTAGACCCTGAAAAAGTTACAAAC